CCTCGATGTTACGCGCCCGCGCGCGCGTACGAGATGGAGTAGGGATAGCTCCCCCCAGTACCTAAGGTTTCGGGGAACAAACAGTCCGCTGATGCCACGTTGCCGCGTGACCAACGGTGCCCATTCAACGTAGGGCTAATGAAAGTGACGCCGCTCAGAGAGCGACCTACCTTGTTGGCTCAAAGAGCCTACTCTGCGTGGTCAGTTTAACGACATGACCGGGTCTAATCCGTATTAGTTGAGTCCATTCCGACCGCCGGGCACTTGCCCTCGTGGTGAGGGTTTAGTGTAGTTCCCGACGGCAGGTTTCCGGCCATTACCGGCACGGGCCGCAGCAACCTTGCGCGCCGCCATCTGGCGGGCGGCATTTTGGATGCGCTGGGCGCTTTGGCCCTGTGCGTGTGGTTTCATGAGGTTAGCGAGAGTGCCGAGACCGCCACCAAGCGCCTGGGCGCTGGGGTTAGGAATGGCATTGGCGATCATGGACGCCATGCGCACGACAGGATAGATCTTGGGAATCGCCTTGCGCGCGTTGTCGGAAATCCACCGAAACCACTTCCCGGCGTCGTTGTAGCCTTGAGGACAACCGGGGGGCATGGCATTGGCCACCATGTTATATAACACCAGAGCCTGCGGATCGAATTGAGCCGAAGGCTGTGCGAGCGCCAGAAACTGTGGCTTATTTGCTGAAGGCAAGCGCTCGAGGACGCAGCGCCACGTTACGAGGAGAGTGGTCTGCGCCGACAACCCAGTAAAGTACGCCCCTTTCGCGTTCATACGCGAGAAGTGGACACGTGGGTTCTGGTTGTTGTAGGAGGTCTTTGCACCGAGCGGGTTGTATGGCGGGACTGATGAGAAACAGCCCATCTCAGGCGCCGTTGCAGTCGGCGAGGAGTATAAATACCCTGAGTCAGTCGCACCAAAGCGCTCGTTTTGTTGGATGATGAAAGGGCGGTCCGTGGCGGCCTGGAAAGGATTGTCCGTCTGGAACTTGCCCTGCATGTACACGCCGTCCTGCGCGGCCCACGTATGGGCGCCCGGCATGATCTTTGCCTCCGCCAAAGTGTTCGGGGGGCAGCGGAACCACGTGGTCGGGTGATGACCAGTGCGCATTTGGTCTGGTGGGGTTGAAATTGCGTAGTCACCCGGGACCAGTTCCACGTGGTGTGTGGCACCGCCAACTTCGTACGAGTTGCCATATTCGTACACAGTGACGGCACCCTGCTTAGAAATCTGAGCAGTCGTGTTCACCACCTCAAATCCCTGTGCGATGACGCGGTAGACACCGAGGTCGGTGTCCGCGAAATCCAGGTAGCGGTCCAGGTTGATGTTCTGACACTGGTAACCGCCGCCCGCGGTGAGCGGGCAGTGGAGAGGGGTGTATGTATGGTTGGCACCGTTCCCCGTCGGGTCGGCAGACGGCACTGAGTTGATAACTAGGCCGTCCATCCGCGCCGTGATTGATCCAGCCGATCCCCCATGTTGGTCTGAGAGGTAGTCGACTGTCCCGGCGGACGGGATCGCGTAATTGCCCGTACCAGGCGAAGGGCCTGGGGGAGTGCCGGGGTTACCAGTGTTCGCGCGCACACCGTAGGTGGTGGACTTTGCGGCGGACTGGCACCAATCGGCAGGGGACTGCCAGAGGTGGCAATCCCAGGTGACGGTCGGGTCGGTGCCGAGGCCAGGCGGAGCTGCAATACTCAGCGCCTGCTTCGTGCGGACAACGACTGTCGGCTCAGTAGCGACGTCGGGGAAACCGCGCAAGTGCGGCAATTCGAAGTCGTGGAAGGGGTCGAGGGCCTCCGTTACCCAGGCACACCCTTCATCGGAGATAAGCCGCTCGTTGCACAACTGCGTGAGGGGCTCACGGGCCTTAACAATCGCCGCAATGCGGCGGGCCTCGTTCTTGGAGTCAGACATAATAAAGGCTAAGCGCCAATCATCTGAAAAGGATACGGTCGAAACTAAGTTTCTTGTGCCGGCAAGCACTCGTGGGTAGGTGTTAGGAATCCGACGACAGCTCTTGCCGCCGTGACCAGTTTGACAGCACTTCACGGGAAGCACTGACCCACCACCGTAAGGGCAACGGGGGGCCCACCGTCACATCGCTAACGCGATGGAAGGTGGGGCATCCCCGCTGCCCGACGCGCCCTCAGCGCTGTTGCTAGTCGCCGCCTCATAGACAGCCAATCTCGCGAAATCAACTTGATTATGCATGCGGATGGCGTCGCAGTGTACTTTGCCGAAAGCGTCAATGTCCTGGTCGCTGGCAAATTGGAGGGCAGCAAGTTCCCCTTGGAGTTTTGTAATGAGAGCCACGGCGCGCATAGAGCTGTCCGCCACCGCCTGCTGAGCAGTGACGAAGGCTCCTGGCGGGGCCGCGGAAGGCTGGCGGGCGTCATCCCGGTATGGAGGGGCCGGGGAGGGCGCTGCAATGGCGACAGGTGCGCCAGCAGCGTCGTCGAGGCCGTCGGGAGCGGGGCTCTTCGCTGGCATGTCCAGCAACCGAACTTCGCCCGACCGGTGCGCAACGCGTGTCACACCGAGCGGGTCCTCTTTCGGCAATGAAGGGAAGCACCCGGGCTGCTCAGGCAGCCAACAATCTTGGATTCCAGCCCATGTAGTTTGGGAACGTAGCGTATTAATGAAGGCGTCCATCTCGCCGCTGTCGTTGCCGTAGTCGGCGGCGAAGGACTCGAGGCAAAGCTCGTATGCGTCTTGGCCCCATGGGAATGGGCCATTGACCGTTTTAAAATATAGGTCAGAATCGCACTTGTACAGAGCTTCCATAGTGGCCTCGTCTTCATAATCAATTGCTGAGAGCTTGAAGTCGTACATAGCAGCTGCGGCCTCCAAGAAGGCGCCGACCACTGGCGTATAGCGGTCGGTGGTGTAATACCCGCGACATTTCAGAATGTACTTCTCCCTATCGCCGCCTACAGCGAGCGTCAACTTATCCAGCGCCTTCACTACTTTACAGTAAGAGTAGAGACACGCAGACGGATTGGGGTAAACGCGACTCAGCATCTCGGTGGAGTCACCCTCCACACAAGACTTAACCTCTAGAGTGCGAATAAAACCGTCAGATATGTCGACGAAATCCATCGCACGAGCCCAAATGTGCGTCTTGACATAAGGGGTCGTGGGGTCGAGGCCGTCATCTCCGAACTTTGGTCCGATCCACTTGTAGGCCATGTGGATCATTCTTTTGTTATCGGGGAAACTACTGAAACGGCTCGACTTTTGGATTTGATTCATGTATTCGTGGAACATCTTGTGAGTCAGACGTGCAGTTGAGGCGCCGCTTTCGCTCATGGCAGCGAATACTAATGCGACGCACGTCGTCTCGAGTTCCCGTTCTGCGAAGTCGATGGTGTTGAGCTGCGTAGTGATGCCGGTCCCACTACTGTTCTTCCACATCGATGATTTGATTTTGGCCCCGACGCGCACATCCATATTAAAACAGGCATAGTAGATGCGAAGTGCTTTGTCAAGGTCTTCCAACGCAGTGAATCGGTTTATCAATGCAGGTATGATGCGGTTTGAATGCTCGCAATGTTTCTCGTCCGCGGTTTCGTAGTCTACCTCGCGGACTCCATGGGCGCAGCGGACGTCAAAGCCGGCCATTGCCATGCCGTGCGTTCCCACTGTGCCGACCTCAGACACACCAAACATGTCTATGGTCAATTGCTCATGATGCATTCCTACATTGTAACATGTGGCGACAGCCTCGGCGATCTCTGAGGGAGTGCCGCCGGGCAGGTACCACGAACATTTCTCGACAATTGCCAAGAGTAATTTCCCCAACATACCAGACTCAATGCCGGCTTCATATTCCTGTGATGTAATCCCGCGAGGGCCGTTGGCTTTGCACTTGTGTTGCGCTTCGACCTTCAATAAGACCTGCCCGGGTTGAGATTCCGTAGCCCCTGCCGCGAATGTGTCTGCGCGGGCTTTCTGTAGGGCTTTGGTCCGGGTGGCCTCGATCTCAGCGAAATCCTTGAGGAAAAGTGAGTTCGGCTCGATGCCGGTTTCCTCTTGGATGCAATCAACGAAATTCTTCAGAATGAGATTGGAAATCTTGACCCATTCGGGATTTGGAATAGTAGTATTGCGTGCTCCCTCCATCTTCTTCTCGACGTAAACGTTCATGGCTTCATCTGTTTTAGCCAATACGCCGGGATTAGTGTCATGCGTGATCTTAGGCATGGCGAGGGCGGCAGCTGCCGTGTGTACGTAGACGGGAGGTTCGTCGTCACGCGTACAGTCATAGTAAACAAGATTGGGGAGTGGCCCAAAGAATGCGGCTGACCGGAGTAATTCTGCATAACAGGCGATGGAGGCGAGGTTCATGTCCCCGTGCCTGTCAGTCCATTTGTCGTCCTTGTAGTATTTCAACTTGTTCTGGATCTCCGTAATCGTCTGACCGCGTAAAGTACAGTGATGTGTATAGTGCAGCAAACCGTAAAGTGCTTCACTGACGAGTGTGGCGGACTTAGGCCCCACGTCGTTCTTATACTTGATGGACACTGTAGGATCATTGGGCGTGCCGTTTGCCATAATGAGTATGTCCTTAGTCCAAGGTCGCTTGGGGTCGCTGGGAACTAACTTAACGTTGTCGCATGGCGCCAACGGAACAATGCCCGTGTCGCCCAAGCGATGTCCCTTAGACCAGAAAATGATGTTGTCAACTACGTCATATGGCAAGTTAACAGTTTGCACGGCACCCAGGAAAACGACTTGTTTGAGGGTACCGGGCTGAGGATGGCGAATGATGCGGTAAACGGTGAAAGCCGAGCGATCTTCATTTTCAATGTAAGTCATGTCATTGCTCGTAACGTTCCACGCGATTTGCCGCCTATAGACTGCGCCTGGTTTGTCGCCACCAACGCATTCGACAAAGACATGCTCGTCTTCAGCGTAGTAGTTCGAATTCTCCGCCTGTCCCGCGAGGTTGGGGTAATTTGACATCCAAATTGCAATGTTTTCCCCAGAAAAAGGTGCGAGTGCTGACGGAGTGGCGTAGCCCATACTGTCAAATATTGTCCGTACCACGGGTCGGTCCGCCAAGGTCTTTGGGACGGGCCGACCAATGTGGCCGAGGTCTTTCAATGTGTGTATTGGCCTAGGGCCAAACGCGGCTGCATCACGCCGGCTACTGGAAAGTGAAGTATCAACAGATATGGCTCCAGTAGAGGAAATCATTGCGTGGATGCGACTCACCGTGAGGTGGCGCCGCGCTGCCTCAGGGGCGTGGTCGGACAATGTGCGCCCCGACGGCAAAGCAGCTGCAACATCGGCGTGTGTTGGCACGATGAAGGACTC